AGGAAATAATGGTGGATTAGGTTATAGAACATCTAACTCAACTTCAAGTTATTCAGGTGGCGGTGGTGGTGGCGGTGCAAATGCTGTCGGTACTAACGGAGGATTAACAAATGCTGGTGCTGGCGGTAATGGATTATCTTCATCAATCACTGGTTCTGCTGTAACTCGTGCAGGTGGCGGTGGTGGGTGTTCTGCATACGGTGGTGGAGCAGGCGGTGCTGGTGGTGGAGGTGCAGGTGGTGTTGGTGGTTCAGGAGTAGCAGGAACTGCTAATACTGGTGGTGGTGGCGGAGGTAATAGAAGTAACACTACTGGCGGAACAGGTGGTTCTGGAGTAGTTATTTTATCAATACCAACTGCTAATTACAGTGGAATAACTACAGGTTCTCCATCAGTCACAACATCAGGCTCTAATACAATATTAACATTTACCTCATCAGGAACTTATACAGCTTAAACGGAGCAATTTATGGCACATTATGCAAAAATAACAGACGGAGTTGTTACTAGGGTTATAGTCGCAGAAGCAGATTTCTTTGACACCTTTGTTGACGATTCAGCAGGTACATGGATACAAACATCTTATAATACAATAGGTGGTGTTCATTACGGACAAGACGGAAACCCAGATGGCGGTGTTGCATTAAGAAAAAATTTTGCAGGTATAGGTTTTACCTATGATGCAACTAGAGACGCATTTATTCCACCACAACCTTATGCTTCATGGACACTAAATGAAGATACTTGTCAGTGGGATTGCCCATTACCATATCCAACAGATGGTGGAATGTATGAATGGGACGAAGATGCACATCAAACAGACAACACAACAGGGTGGGTTGAGGTAACTGAATAATGACAACTACTATCAATGGCGATACAGGTATAGATAAATTACAAGATGAAACTACTGTTTCTGGAACTGGTGGTTTTACTATCCCATCTGGAACTACTGCTCAAAGACCAGTAAGTCCAACTACAGGTGTATTAAGATATAACACAACAGAATCTAGTTTTGAAACTTATAACGGCACTTCTTGGGTTCAAGTAAATACCCAAAATTATCCTTATGATATTGAGTATCTTGTAGTTGCTGGAGGTGGTGCTGGAGGAGCTTCTGGTGCAGGTGGTGGTGGCGGAGGTGCAGGTGGTTATTTAACCTCAACCGTATCTGTATCTGCTGCAACAGCTTATACTATTACAGTTGGAGCTGGTGGTGCAGCGATTACCGCTTCTGGATATAACACAAATAAAAATCCCGGCAACAACTCGTCTATTTCTGGTTCAGATATTTCAACTATAACATCTATAGGTGGTGGAGGTGGGTCTGCTTACTCTGATGCTGGACAATCAGGTGGCTCTGGTGGTGGCGGTTGTGGTGGATATGAAACTGCTGGTGGAGCAGGAACATCAGGACAAGGTAATGCAGGCGGTGATGGTGGATTTGATGGTTCAAATTATGGTGGCGGTGGCGGTGGAGGTGCTGGAGCAGTAGGGCAAACTTCCAGTGGAACTAACGGTGGAAATGGTGGTAATGGTTCAGCCTCATCTATTACAGGTTCATCAGTAACTTATGCTGGTGGTGGTGGAGGCGGTGTATATCAATCAGGTACAGGTGGATCAGGAGGAACAGGCGGTGGTGGAGCTGGTTCATATAATTTAACAGCAACAAGCGGAACTGCAAACACAGGTGGTGGAGGTGGAGGTGGCGGTACTGTAACTAACATTACATCAGGTGCAGGCGGTTCAGGGGTAGTTATTTTACGCATGCTTACATCTAAATACTCTGGAACTACAACAGGATCACCTACTGTTACAACAGACGGTAGTTACACAATTTTACAATTTAATTCTTCAGGAAGCTATACTGCATAATGTTTGGTATAAGTGCATTTTCTCAAGCACCTTTTAGCTCATTAGCTGGTGCAGTCTTATTAGGTCAAGCAAGTGTTACTGCTGATGCTACAGTTGTATCTACTGCTATAAGATTACGCACATCATCTGGTGCTATTACAACAAATGGCATATTAGAATCTAATGGCATACTGATTCTCAATGGTGTAGGTAATATCAACGCATCTAGTGCAGTGACGATAGATGCTACAAGAATAGCAACAGTAACTGGTATAATTAATGGAACAGCAAGTGCATCTGTTACTTATTTACGAATAAGAACTAATAGTGGTGCTATTGCAGGTTACGCATTATTTGATGCAGAAGGATTCTCTCTTGCAGTTGCAAGTGGTTCTATATTCTCTAATGTAAGTGTGACTGCTAATGGGTTTAGTGAGGCATTAGCAAGTGCAACTATAGATGGTGATGCAACAGTATCATGTTTAGGCGGATTAGTTGCAGATGGAGATGGTTCTATCAACGCAACAGCATTAGCGCAATGTTTAGCAAATGCTACATTTAGTGGTGATGCAATTATAAACTCTAATGGAACAATAACTGCATTAGGTTATGTTCTAGGTGAAGAATGGTCAGATAGTGCAGTAGGGACAGAAACATGGTCTACAGTATCATCTGGAAACGAAGTATGGGTGGAAGATACACCTGAATCAAACACATGGTTACGACAAGGATAAAACATGGCAAAAACCAAAATATCAGAATACGATTCAACCGCAGCTAATAATACCGATGTAGATGGTATTAATATTGCTGAATCATGTCCGCCTTCAGGCATTAACAATGCTATTCGTGAGGTGATGGCACATTTAAAAGACTGGCAGTCTGGTGTTAGCGGTGACAAACTACCGATTGCTTCTGGTGGTACAAATGCAGGAACAGCAAGTGATGCTAGAACAAATTTAGGTTTAGGCGCATTGGCAACATTATCAACAGTAGACACAGCACAAATAGATAATGATGCAATTACTACAGCTAAAATATTAGATGCTAATGTTACTAATGCAAAAATGGCAAATGACTCTGTTGATACTGCTCAAATAGTTGATGATGCTGTTACAACTGCAAAAATAGTAGATAATGCTGTTACTGCTCCAAAAGTAGCAGGTGCAAATGGAACTTCTGGTCAATTATTACAATCTGATGGCGATGGAACAATGTCATGGGTTACTGTTGATACTGGAGGTCTTGGGGTTAGTCAAACATGGCAAAATGTAACTGGAAGCAGATCATCAGGAACAACATATACAAATAGCACAGGGAAACCAATTCAAGTAATGATAACAACTTATAAAGTTGGAAGTTCATCATCAACAGACTTTTATGTTGGTGGAGTAAACATTGGTTACACTGATGGAGCTGGTACAAATGATGTAGGTAATTTTACAACTACTTCTTTTATTGTTCCAGATAGTACAACTTATAGTGTTAGTGGAGATTTTCAAGTTTGGGCTGAATTGCGTTAGGAGATTAAATGGCAAATCAACGAATACAGTTTGAAGAATGGCTACCTGACCAACCATCAGTCACATCACTACGAGATGCAAAAAATGTATATCCTACTTCTATAGGTTATGCACCTTTTTCTAATGCAGAAGATTTTTCTGGAAACGCTACTGAAAACTTAAACTCTGTATTTGGTTCTAAATATGGTGATGAGGTAGCTATCTTTGCAGGTGGTGGAACTAAACTGTTTAAACTAGATGCTACAGACTTGTCTTTAGATGATGTATCTAAATCAGGTGGATATTCTGGAAACACATGGCAATTTGTACAGTTTGGTGGAGTTGTAATTGCAGCTAATAACCAAGCTAAATTACAGTCATGGACGATTGGTTCATCATCAGCATTTGCAGACCTAGATGCTAATGCACCTGTTGCTAAATATGTAACTGTTGTGCGTGACTTTGTGGTTTCAGCTAACATTGGCGCAGGAACAAGCACTAACAAAGTTCAATGGAGCGATATAAACGATGAAACAAATTGGCTGTCAGGAACAACATCTCAGTCTGATTATCAGCTCATTCCAGATGGCGGTAACATAACTGGTTTGACAGGTGGTGAAATTGGACTTGTGTTTTTAGAAAAGTCTATTGTGCGTATGAGCTATTCTGGATCGCCATTATTCTTCCAGTTCGACACTATATCAAGAGGACTAGGTTGTTTAGAGGGTAACTCGATTGCACAATACGGTGCTACATCATTCTTCTTGTCTGATGATGGTTTCTATAAATGCGATGGTCAAATAGTTACAGGAATTGGCACAGAAAAAGTAGATAGATATTTCTTTAACGATGCAGACTTAACAGACCTAGAC